GAACGAACAGTAAATGGTCGCTCAGAGATGTGTCGAAGAACTTATCTTTCTCAGAAGGTGATAACTGGTATCTCGCTTAAGGGTGGCGAATCTGATTCTACACCTCTTTTGGCCGCTCGCGACCTTAATAAGATGGTTAGACATCTGCCTTGGGCCGCTTGTTGCGTCCCACAGTGTTTGTCTAGGTTTCAGAATCGTTGTTTTGGCAAATATTTCAGGCCTTGCTGGTACTTACCTTGCCACCTTGGTGGTTTTGGTTTGGATCCAGAGTTTGCGCCCGAAGATTGGTTTAAACATCTGTCTCGGGTGCAAAGACGAATGGCTTCACAATTTGCTTCAAGTCCTGAGCTACAGCTGTTTTCTCGGGAAGGATTTTCAATCCCTCTCGCGAAATTTGCTGGTGCGGTCTTGAAGCCAAGATTGGTTGTTGGAGAGTATGTTCCCCGTGATTCCGAAGAACTTTTTGATGATGACCCTTGGGTGGCTCGAATTGCTTATGCTTTCCGGGCTACTGGTCAGGTTCAGACAGGTAATTCCTGTTCGAATTATTGCCCAAAATTTGTGAAAACAGATTATAGGCTACATCCAATGTCCCTTCGGACTATTTGTGATTATTGGAATGCCCGATGTTTCATCACAAAGAAATCACCTTGCCCTCCACTCGCCCCGATCTTCCCTTTTAAAGGTCGATCTGATCGAATTTCTTTTCATTATTCTCGTCGTATTGGTCGTGAATTTGGTAACCTAACTCATTATGAGTATAAGGATATTATAGTTCATGCTCCAAATATGCCTATTGGCATTGATGAGTTTGATGAGCTGGTTAGAATGAGCAGGTAGATGGATAAGACCCGGACAAGTCGTAAAACTGTTCATTGGGTTTCTGTCAGTAATAGTCCAAAACGTTGTCCCTATAGGGGCGTAAAGATTTACGTGCTAAATGTCACTTTTGTGGCTAAAATGCCGAGAGACTACACGGAACTTCCGATTGGTTTATTCTGATTGGTTTGACAGAGATGAATAGTCCCGCTTATGATTTGCGGAATCCAATACGAAATCATGCCTAAGAAATCAAAGAATGCCAAAGTTTCTCCTAAGACTACTAAGACTACTCTCCAAAATAAGAGAATCTCAGTCCCTTCGGCAATTGGTAACCTGGTTAAGACATCCACACCCGATATACGTTCCGCTTTTAACGGAGATGGTCGAGTGAGGATTCGTCATCGTGAATATATTGCTGATGTTTATGGTTCGGTCGCTTTTGCGGCTGTGGCTTACGCCATTAACCCTGGCATCGCAACATCTTTTCCCTGGTTGTCTGTTATCGCTGCAAATTATGAGAGCTACAAGTTTAATAGCTTGTGTTTTCAATTTAGCACTGAAAAACCAACTTCTGTAGGTGGTTCATTGATGATGGCAATTGACTTCGACGCAAACGATGGTGCTCCAACTACCAAGTCTGGTATTATGGCCTACCACAATGCTGTTCGTTGTCCTGTTTGGTCCCAAACTGATTATGTTGCTGATAAACCTGATCTAAACAAACTGTTGCAGCACTACGTTCGTTCAACGACGGTATCTGGAACAGATTTGAAGACATACGATGTCGGTAATTTGTTTGTTTGTGTCTCTGGCTGCGCAGATACTACGGCTTTGGGTGAACTCTACGTCATGTATGATGTTGAGCTCATTACACCTCAGCTATAGGTAGTAGAAGCGCCTCCTGAGTACGTTGGTTTATATACTGTGCAGTTCGAAGCTTACCCTGCCACCTCCAGTCTTGGAAGTGGTCATGGTTTCTTTGGTACTACATCTATGTCTACTCCGACTTTCTATCCAACAACCGATGTAGATGCGGGTCTCTATATAATTCCTGTTCCTGCCGGAAATTACGGTGGTGGGGATTCAATTAGTTTCCCTCAGGGGGGTGTTTATGTCATTCAATTCTTATTCGCATCTCAACTAAATCCCACTCCTAATGAGTTGGCGATAGTTTCTAGTGCGTTGACTGAGTTGTATAACGTTTCCATCCTATTTGAGTCTAAGAACTTGAATTATTCAAGTACTGAAGATTCATTTATTGAGGTTGCGATTGTTCATTGTTCTGATGACTCCTCCTTTATTTTACCTGGTTTTCCAAACATCGAGTACCTTTATGGTACGGGTGCGTGGATCAACATGGTTTGTTGGGAGTTAGTCATCACTAGATTATCTTAGGAGCAACGCTCTGTCTTGACAATCGTCTGTGTTATCCGAAACGCGTGATGGTGGTCTATTTTTCCCACCCACGGGTCTCCCGTTTCACTTGCTTCATGACAAAATGGAATTTACCAAGTTCCAGGGGTGTCATGAATAACTTGCTGTTTCTGAATCACTTGGCTTTCATGAAAA